CTTCTAGTTCAATTATCATGGGTAACACTAGTCCTAGTATTGAGCCTTACCGAGCTAATGCCTATCGCCAAGATACTCTCTCAGGTTCTCATTTAACTAAAAATAAATGGTTAGATAGAATTATCCAAAAGCATCTTGCAGGTGAAGGAGAGACAGTATCACAAAATGAATATAATGATATCTGGTCTTCTATTATTGCAAATGACGGTTCTGTACAGCACCTAACATGGATGGATGACTGGACAAAAGATGTATTTAAGACTTCTATGGAGATCGATCAACGCTGGTTGGTACAACATGCCGCCGATCGCCAAGAGTATATTGATCAGGCTCAGTCACTGAACTTATTCTTTAGACCAGATGTTAATATTAAGTATCTACATGCAGTTCATTTCCTTGCTTGGAAGTCAGGTCTTAAGACTTTATATTATTGCCGAAGTGAGAAGATTGGTAAAGCAGATAAAGTTTCAAGACGTATCGAACGCGAAGTAATTAAAGAGTTAGATATGAAAGCAATTATAGACGGAGACGTATGCTTGGCCTGCGAGGGTTAGATGAAAACAATAGCTTTGTTTGTATGTGATCCTAAGTGCTCCGTACAAAGTAGCAATGGTATTATTAACGCTTTAGGTGAACATTATAAATTTAAGTTATTTTCTAAAAATGAAGTTGAATATAACTTTTTCGATAATGTAGATATGATAGCTGTACCCGGAGGATTTGGTGATTCTGATTCCTTCGATACGTTACTTAAGCATAACGGGGAAGCAATTAAAAAATATGTAAGTGATGGTGGTTGCTATTTAGGAATATGCATGGGAGCATACTGGGCAGGTAAAGATTATTTTAATATTTTAGACCGCGTAGATGCAGTACAGTATTTAAAACAACCCAATACAGACACACGTAGACCACATGCAAAGAACATTAATATAGAATGGTTAGGTGAGTCAATGAATATGTTTTGGTACGATGGATGTGCCTTTACTGGTCCAGGATATTATGACACAATTGCTAAGTATGCCAATGACGATCCAATGGCAATTATACAAAAACGAATTGGATTAATTGGATGCCACCCTGAAAGCGAACAATTTTGGTATGAAAGTTACAGTTGGATGAAAGGTAAATACCACAACGGTAAACACCATACACTATTATTAGAGTTTGTAAACGAATTAATTAAAAGAAAATAAAATGTCAAAGAAAAATCAAAGTAGACTTACAGATGAACGTACATCGTTTAAGCCCTTCAACTACCCATGGGCCTATGATGCCTGGTTAAAGCATGAGCAGAGCCATTGGCTTCATACAGAAGTACCAATGGTAGAAGATGTTAAAGATTGGAAGAAGAAGTTAACTCAAGAAGAAAAAACATTTCTTACTAACATCTTCCGATTCTTTACTCAAGGAGACATCGATGTTGCAGGTGGGTATGTTAATAATTACCTTCCTTATTTTCCGCAACCTGAAGTTAGAATGATGTTATTAGGTTTTGCTGCCCGTGAAGCGCTCCACATTGCCGCTTATTCACATCTAATTGAAACAATCGGTCTTCCTGAAACTATGTACAATGAGTTTATGGAATATGCAGAGATGAAAGAAAAACATGATTATGTTTTAGATATTTCTCATCAGAACTCTACAAAACAAAATACTGCCAAGCACATTGCTGTCTTCTCTGCCTTCACCGAAGGTATGCAGTTGTTTAGTTCTTTTATTATGCTACTTAACTTCCCACGTCACGGTAAAATGAAAGGCATGGGTCAAATTGTAACCTGGTCTATTGTAGATGAGACTCAGCACTGTGAATCTATGATTAAGTTATTCAGAACTTATATTCAAGAGAACCCAGAGATCTGGAACGATGAACTTAAAGGTCAACTATATACTATTGCTGAAAAAATGGTTGAACTCGAAGACAAATTTATTGATCTAGCATTTGGTATAAGTCATATGAATGATTTAGAAGCAGCAGATGTTAAAAAATATATTCGCTATATAACTGATCGTCGATTAATTAGCCTTGGTCTCAAGGGAATTATGAAGGTTAAGAGAAACCCTCTACCATGGGTTGAAGAAATGATTAATGCACCCACTCATACTAACTTTTTTGAGAATCGTGCTACTGACTATGCCAAGGCTGCCCACACCGGGTCATGGGATGAGGTCTGGGGTAGAGCGGCTTGAAGCAAAAATATATTGATGCGCATATGAAAGTGGCAGAGACCTACGCGTCTTTGTCCAGTGCCAAGCGACTGCAAGTTGGTGCTATCGTCGTTAAAGATAATAGGGTGATAAGTATTGGCTACAATGGTATGCCTTCAGGTTGGGATAATATTTGTGAAGACGAAAATTATAAATCTAAACCTGAAGTTTTGCATGCAGAAACAAATGCTATTGCTAAGTTAGCCAGATCTAATGAGTCAGGTCTAGGTGCCGCAATGTTCGTTACGCATGCGCCTTGCTTAGATTGTGCTAAGTTGATATATCAATCAGGTATAAGTAAGGTATACTATCGCAATACATATCGTGAGTCCTTTGGTATTAAATTTCTTGAAAAGAGTAATGTTGATGTTGAACAAATCTAAAGTAGGTTTTAATTGTAGTACGTTTGATCTCTTCCATGCTGGCCATGTTACCATGCTAAAAGAAGAAAAACGTTTTTGTGATTACTTAATTGTAGCTATTCAAACAGACCCTACAATTGATAGACCGGATACTAAAAATAAACCCGTCCAGTCTATGTACGAAAGGTATTGACAGGTATCTGCATGCAGATATGTAGACGAAGTACTAGTATATTCAACAGAAGAAGAGTTGTTGAATATGATTAAGACCCAGCATATTGATATTAGATTCTTAGGTGATGAATATAAAGCAAAAGACTTTACAGGTAAGCAATGGTGTCTTGATAATGGTATTGAACTCCATTATCATTTAAGAGATCATCCCTATAGCAGCTCAGCACTACGTAAGAGAGTGTATAATGCAGAAACAGAGAGATTAAAAAAATCAAATGGCAAATAACCATTATAACTGCGGTAGTTGTGACGCAGATTTTAAATTAAAACATTCTCTAGATACTTCTTTTTATGAAGTAAATTTTTGCCCGTTCTGTGGTGGTGAAATTGATAATGAAGAGGAAGAGGAATCGGACGACTACGAATGACCGATTGGATCTACAACGGTGAACCTTATTATGAACCTGGAGAATATTATGGATTTGTCTACATCATCGAAAACTTGCTATCTGGTAGGAAGTATATCGGGAAGAAATTTTTCTGGTCTATTAAACGAAAGCAAGTTAACAAAAAACGTAAGTCGTACAAAGTCGAATCTGACTGGAAAGAGTATTGGAGTTCTTCTGATGAGCTCAAAACAGATGTCGAAAATCTGGGAAGAGAAAATTTCAGGCGCACTATAATCCACCTATGTCCTAATAAAGGTACTGCAAACTATTTGGAAGCTAAAGAGCAGTTTACCAGATCAGTATTAGAAAATAAAGAACTATGGTATAATTCTTGGATATCAGTCAAGGTGATGAGATCCCACGTGAGGTTATCCTAATGTTTACAATCGGTATAACGCTATTTACAGCGCTTTTACTTTCAGCAGTAGCAGCCTATTTTTCTATAGCCGGTCTAATGGCAATCTTTTCTTCTGCTGTAATCCCTATTGCTGTAATGGGTGGTACGCTTGAACTTGCAAAAATAGTTACAGCGTCTTGGTTGTATCGTAATTGGAAGACGGCACCATTACTTTTTAGATACTACCTTACAATTGCTACTATTATTCTTTCTCTTATTACCTCACTAGGTATATTTGGGTATCTTTCTAAAGCACATAATGATCAAAACTTAGTATCTGGTGATGTTCAAAGTAAGATCGCCGTTTATGATGAAAAGATTAAAATAAGCAGGGACAATATAGATGCCAACCGCAAGGCGCTTAAACAGATGGATGAGGCAGTCGACCAGGTTATGGGTCGAAGTGCAGATGAAAAGGGTGCCGATAAAGCGGTATCAATCCGCAGATCTCAAGCTAAAGAACGTACTCGTTTACTATCCGAAATCGCCGCTGAACAAAAAACTATTAGTCAAGTATCTGAAGAAAGAGCACCTGTTGCCGCCGAGGTGCGTAAAGTAGAAGCTGAAGTTGGCCCAATAAAATATATTGCAGCGCTCATATACACCGAACAGACAGTAGATGTATTAGAGAAAGCTGTAAGGTGGGTAATTATTGCTTTAGTAATTGTATTTGATCCTCTAGCGATACTATTACTCATTGCAGCAAATATGTCACTACGTAACTTACAACCCAAACCTACCCCCGTAACGGAACCTCCTAAGTCATCTGAATTTCAAACCCCACAACCAGGAGTTATGGATATTCCGAAAGAATTTCCGGATGTATTTACGAGTCAGTACTCTTATCCTCAGTCCGAAGAAGAAATAGTTACAGAAACTCCAAAGCCTAAAGAAACTTGGAGTGAGATACTTTACAGGCGCGCTGGCCTTATAAAGAAATAACGTAACGCTTGACCGTAACTCAGTTCTATGTTATAATAACATATGTTCAGGAGGTTATATGATTGATGATGACGTAGAATTTGACGATAGTGAATTTGATCTTAAATTTAAACACTTTGATTCTATTAAAGAAAAAAATAGGTTTAAATCTATATGGTCTATTTACGATGTAACTAATATATTTGACCTATCAGGGTTAAAAGCAGAAAACCTAGTTTATAAAGACCACTGGGGTCACGAGCGGGCTATTAAGATTCCCTTATCTGGGGGTAACCTTAGTTGGTGGGACTTGTGGTCTGCGGCAGAAAAAGCTATAATTGAATCTGAAGATACACATCATGTCTTTATTGAAGACTTTCAAATGTGTAAAGACGGTAAGACGTTATTTTTGAGAACTGGGAGTTAATTATGAATCAAGTTGCAAAGCATGCTTATGAGTCTACCTATTATACGAACGCATGTGAAGACGAGCGTAAATTATTCCGTGAATGGTTAGGTGGAGTATTGCGTACTAATTATGTCAATATTCACTTTCGTAAGAAAGACGGTTCTATTCGTATTATGAATTGTACCTTACAAGAAGGTAAGACTCTAGATTACGAGAAGAAAACCGATCGAGTAAAAACCGTTAACGAAGAAACTTGCCCGGTATTTGATATCGACAAGAAAGAATGGAGATCATTTCGTTATGACTCTGTTACAGAAATTCGCTTTAATATGGGTGATGAGTCATGAGTAGGGCTATTAGCAGGGTTGTAATAAATGAACCTCATGGCATTACTCCAGATTTACTTAATTATAAATCTGCGCTCTCCTATGCCTTTAATTTCTATAATCAAGATAGAGATAAAAAAGATGCACGGTTATACTTAAAGGCGTATATTAAGCATACCGGGTTGGAAGTTAATATTGATAATGTCTCTGATAGTGATATTATTTTAACCTATGGCTGGCTTGCTCGAATGGTATTAAACGGTAATATACTATTACCGCGGCATATTGAAGATCTAGATAGCTATCTTACCACTTTACCTTTAACTAAAGAGGTAATAAAAGTAGTGGATAAGACGCCGAGGCCTTCCGTTCGTGATTATATGCAAGATAAAATTGCAGAAGTAATAGGCGATTTAGAAGGAGCTATAGATACCTTTATTGAAGAAGATAAAGAATTCGATCTCTATAACTATCTACAGGCTAATTCTATTCCTAAGCCCTACTGTAAGGATATTGAAGAATGGGCTCGTAAACGCGGTATAGAGTTTACGGAAGTATATAAGACTACGGATGATGATATTAAGGAAGGGTATTCAAATATCAGTCGTCGTAAACAGGCTAATCTTGTAAAGATGTTTGGCGCGTTTATCGTTGATCTAGAAAGATATACTCAGTTTAAAAAAGCTAATCGTAAACCTCGTGCTGTTAGAATTAAACCACCTGGTGTACAAGTTGCTAAACTTAAGTATAAAAAAGAAGATACTGAATTAGGTATTAAGTCGGTACTTCCGTCTGAGATAGTTGGAGCTTCTCAGGTATGGGTATATAATGTTAAGTATAAGAGATTGGCTGCCTATCGTTCAGATTCTGTACAGGGCATTCAGGTAAAAGGTTCTACCTTACAGAACTATGATCCGGATATGAGTGA